CCGTTACTGCCCAGCGAAAAGAAGAAGGTTGTTTTCTCTTTTCGCAAGTACATCCTTTTAAGAATGGCATTGCGCATTTGTTCCGCACCGAAACTATTGATACGGAAAGCAAGCGCAACTATCATCGTGAGACTGAATACATTTGCATGATAGCCGTTTTCCAATCTGATATACTTCTGAACCTCGTATTCTTTCAATGCTCCACTTTTATATATGGCTCTGATGGAAGCTCGGAATGTGGGGGCAATTACTCCGAATAAATCGCCAAGTTCCTGTTCGCTCATCCAAATGTCTGTGACATTGTCCGGCATTATGATATTGCCGGATTCACTCATTGTTATAATACTTCTTTTCATAAGCCATTCTTTATATGGTGAAATGTCCGCTAACCTTATCTTCAAAAGCAGAAATGTCGTTTTCAAGTTTCGTGTTGGTCACTTTTGCATAAATCTGCGTAGTAGTGATATTTGTATGTCCGAGTATTTTGCTGACACTTTCTATTGGCATACCATAATTAAGGGCTAAAACAGCGAAGGAATGCCGGCTCAGGTGAAATGAAATGTTCTTTTCTATTCCACACATTTTTGCCACAGTCTTGATGCGCCTATTTACCATGTCGTAAGAATTTATGTTGAACAAATTCTTACCATTTCTGAATGGCTTATTTCGCTCAATTATTTGAGCGGGAATGTCCATCAGCTTGATTTGAAACGGCACACCTGTTTTCTGCCTTTTGGATACAATCCAACGTGAGCCATTCAGTTCCACGATATTGTCTGTGGTGAGATTTTTGATGTCCACGAATGATATACCCGTCCAGCATCCGAAAATAAAAATGTCCCTTGCAATAGCGAAATTGGCATTTTCCAATTCGATTGTACTCATGGCTTTGATTTCGTTCTCTGTCAAGAAGCCACGTTCCTTATGGTCAGGATTCACATGATATTGTGCAAATGGATTTCTCGGTATCTTCCCGTGGTAATGAGCGGAAGTTACGATATGCTTCAATGGTATGGAATATATCCATACGGAAGATTGGGCAAGTCCGACCTCGTTACGTAGATACAGACAATAATCATGGATAAACTCTTCCGTCAGTTCATTCATCCCCATATCCGAACGCTTATAATGGTTTTTCATAAATTCGGCGACATATTTCCTTACGGTAAGATATTTACGGTATGTACGCTCCGAACGGTCTTTCCCAACACGTTTGGCAAAATCCGCATTCATCTTATCAAAGGCACGTAACACCGTTTCATACTCTGTGCCGATACCTTGATAGGCATTGCGTACCATTTCGGCAGTTACAAATGCCTCCCGGTCAGAAAGCCGCTGGTAATGCTTTGCTATCTGCGCCTTGATATTATCAAGCGCATGATTAACATCCATAGACTTACGGCTCTTACCTTTAGCCCGATTAGCTTTGGCATCCCATAACTCCTTGGATATACTCTGTTTACAACTGAACTGAGCAATCGTCCCATTGATGGTAACCCGTCCCATGATAGGGACAATTCCACTCTTCTCTTTGCTTCCATTTACATAGAAGACAGTCTTAAATGTACTTCTCATAATCCTTGCTTTTTGTTTGGTGCAAAATTAAATCATGAGAGTCATAAGGGCAGAACGCAAACCTACGCAGAACGCAGAAAAATAGGAAGTTAGTGTTAAAAGTGCATTTGATACGAGGTAATGGTTTGGAAGCATAACAACTTCTATATTCTGCTCAGACCATGTCTTCACTACTTATGCCACTTGAAGCCACTTTATGCCAAACACCACTGATGGTCAGTACATTCTCTATGTTTTGCTCATATTTTCATTTTTAAGTGACATTTTTTAGTAAAACCATACCATCGATATCGGGCATCCATGAGCTCCATCCCATCGTGGGAGGATCATACGCAAAAACAGAAGATGCCAAGAGAAGTAAGGCGATTGATATATAGTTTCGCATGGTATAAAATTTTCATGTATAACGTTCTTAATCAAACAAAAATAAGAAAAGTGCATCAGACCGCCAAATCGGGATAAACGAAAAAAGGGAAGTATGCCTTTTTGACGTGACATACTTCCCTCATTTATATAAACTCTGTATTTGGGTTACCAGATAACTACCCGATCAGCCGGAGCCATAAACATCGGATCACCCTCTTTAATGTCAAAAGCGGCATAGAACGGGGCAATATTACGCAAGGCGGCGTTCACACGCCATTTTCCCAATGAATGCGGGTCGATCTTGGTACGACGACGGATCTCCTCGGGACGGATATTTTGTCCCCACAACGTCGCATATCCCAAGAAGAAACGTTGTTCATTCGTGAAGCCATCGATCGGGGCCGGAGTCTCTTTGCCCTTCAAGCTATTCAAATAAGCTTGGTGAGCGACCAACAAACCTCCGTGGTCGGCGATATTCTCACCCAACGTAAAACGTCCGTTGGCATGAAGCGTATCTATTACGATAATCTGGTCATATTGATCAACCAATTTATCAGCACGCTCCTTGAAACGAACAGCATCCTCGGCAGTCCACCAATCGATCAAATTACCATCCTTATCGTAGTTACGTCCCTGATCATCGAATCCATGCGTCATCTCATGGCCGATTACCACGCCAATAGCGCCATAGTTCACCGCATCATCGGCATCCGGATTAAAGAATGGAGGCTGAAGGATCGCAGCCGGGAAACAGATCTCATTCGTAGTCGGATTGTAATAAGCGTTCACGGTCTGCGGATTCATATGCCAACGAGACTTATCGACCGGCTTATCCACGTCCGCCAATTGATAGGCCATATCGAAGATGTTAGAACGGCGGACATTCGCCCAATAAGAATCGTCCTTGATCTCCAAGCCACTATAATCACGCCATTTGTCCGGATAACCTATTTTCACCGTAAAAGCGGCCAATTTCTCTTGCGCTTTCGCCTTAGTCGTATCGCTCATCCATTCCAAGCCATTGATCCGCTCGCTCAAAGCAGTCTGCAAATTCCCCACTAGCGTCAACATCTTTTCCTTAGAAGAAGCCGGGAAGTATTTCTCTACATACATCTCGCCGACAGCCTCGCCCAACGCACCGTTTACCGTATTCAACGAACGCTTCCAACGAGGTTGTTGTTCCTGCTTTCCGGACATTACCTTTCCATAGAACTCAAAATCAGCGTCTACAAAATCATCACTTAGGTACGGAGCCGCCGCGCTCAATAAATTAAACGCCAAATAATATTTTTGCTCATCGACCGT